GACTGATTATGAGGGACTAAAAAATTGGCTGCCAAAACAAAAAAGCAAATATGGAAAAGACGCTTTTATTGAAGGAATTGTCTGGCATTTAAGAAATGGGGAAATGTATAAAGTTAAAAGAAAAGATTTTGAAAAAATTTAATAAAAAATAAAATTATGTTACCATATATTTATCGTCAACGCCCAACGATCAAACGAAAAAAACAGGTCATTGAAGGAATGATTATTGATATTGAAATTGAGATTGAGACAATGTGGATGATGTATAAAAAGACACGAGAGGAATTTGAGAAAATTAAAAACAAAATCCAAACCAATCTTAACGAAATAGACAACGAAAAAACTAAACCAAGAATGGACTTGGAAAAAATTAAAACAATTCAAAAAGAAAATATCAATCTTGGCTTTAGTAGAAAAGAAGGAAAAGAAATCAAGTATTCAGGAGGTCAGATTAGTCAAATAGAAAATCAAATTGAACGTCATCAGGCGGCAATCACCGAAAAGGTTTTTCAGAGAGAGCACTTGAAATTGAAATTGCAGGCGATCAATCACCTGATAAAAAAAGGAAGTCAAAAGGACTTTGAGAAGTTCAGAGATGAGGAATTAACTTTTGTTTTGAAGTAATCTTGGTTTTTTCTTCCCCTTTCCAGCCTTTCCGCCAAGTTTGCCAAGAGCGGCATAATCAGCTCCTTTCAACTTGCTTCTCAAGCCGCCTCGCCGGGCAATCTCATAGTGAGAATCGTTGAAACCGCATATACACATTTCTGTGGTATAATTGCAATGCCGGCATTTCCATTTTTTTGTTTTCATAGTTCAAATCTAAAAAATTACCGCTCCGATGTCGTCCAATAGAATAGAACTATTGGCTCGGAGCGGAGAGTGATAATTCACTCTGTAATATCCCCCATAGGGATGAGGGATATTGAGAGGGGATTATATCAATAAGGGAAGATATCAACATTTTCCTCCTTGTTCTCTCTGTATTCTTCTGGGTTGTATGCGTCAGATATTGCCTCTATTACATTTTCCATTTCTGCTTTATAAGTATCTGTTGATTTATATCCTTTTGCCAACTTTTTGAATTTTGCTATCACGGCATTTAGTTCTTTTTTTGTTCCGCAATTTTTCGCGGATTCTATCGCATCGCTCGCCTCGCTAGTCCAATCGCAATAACTGTTAGTTATGGTGAAGAACATCTCAGCTTCTATCTCGTCTGCATCATCAATGAATATAATCCCGCGATTATGTATTGCGTTTTGTTTATTTTCGGGATTGATATAGTAATTGCATTCAATTACCCTATCGCCTTGTCCTATCCCATTATAACCCCAGCTATCTGTGTATCCTTCTTCTGCGGCCTCTTCCTTTTCTTCCTCGGAGGCGGTAGCCAGAGGGATAAGGGCTACATCTACTATGATGCTCTCGGCATCGTTATTGTCCGCATTACGGACTACGAGCATTTTTTTGCTCATTTTTTTGTCCCGATTGACAGCTTGGCGATATAGCTATATGATGAGGTATATCGTCGGGCTATCTATCTGGATAACTATTATTGAAGTTTTCAACTTCGATACATCTATGATACATCTATGATACATCCATGTTCTATCTCATTATAGCAGGTAGTCGCTATTTGTCAAGAAATAATTCAAAACTAAAAAACCCGCATAAACATTGACTTCGTGGCGTTTTGGAAAAAAGTTATCCACAGCGATGTTTTTTTTAAATTTATGGAAAAAAGGAAAAAAAGAGGAAGGCCAACGAAATATAAACCGCAATATTGTCGAAAGATTATTGATTTTTTTAGCGTCGAACCGTATAGAGAATTAAGAATGCAAAGACAGGGAAAACCAGCCGAATATAAACTCATTCCAAACGCCCTACCCTTCTTCGCAGCTTTTGCGAGAAGCATAAAAGTTGATGAAGACACAGTGGTTGAATGGGCTAAGGTATATCCAGCTTTTTCCGCCTCCTATAAAAAAGCAAAGGCACTGCAGAAAGAATTTTTAATTGAAAATGGGTTATTGGGATTGTATAATCCAGCGTTTGCTATATTCACGGCCAAAAACATAACTGATATGAGGAACGAAGACAAGGTTGAGCATTCGGGACAAGTTGAATTTACCTCCTACGAAAAACTTAAAGATGTTGAATTAGATGACGAACTCTATAAAAAATTTAAAGAGGGAAGAGAAAATAGAGCTTCTGAAAATGCTTGATGAAAAAATAAAGAGAAGACGAGAAAATCCTTTGAAGTATGCCACTCAACATATTAAGCAACAGGAATGCACTGATGCTCTGCTTGTAGGTAAGTTAATTATTGCCTTATTTTGGGGGAATAGGACAGGCAAGACCGAGTGGGCGGCGCAGACGGTTGCCAAGGTAGTTCTTGGAGAATGTCCTATTATTGAAGCGCCGGCCGAGGTGTGGAGCTTTTGCCCCTCGTTTGATGAACAGAAGGACACAACCCAGCAGAAACTTCTAAGTTATATCCCCGACCATAGAATTAAAGACAAAATATCACTACGCAAAGGAATCTGGAAAGAGATTATTTTAGATAATAATTCAAAAATTACTTTCAAGAGTTACGAACAAGGAAGAGAGAAAGCCCAAGGTGCAGGTAAGAAGCTGATATGGTTTGATGAAGAGCCGCCTAAGGATATTTGGGAGGAATGTTTTGTAAGACAATTGGCTGGTATTCCTTTAATAATTCTCTTAACAATGACAGCGGTGAAGGGTATGACTTGGATTTATAATGATATTTATTTAGATACGAGCAATCCTGATATTTTTATCAGTCAAGCTGGGTGGGACGATAATCCGTGGCTCACCGAAACTCAAAAAGTGGTAATGGGGCGGGGGTTATCAGAAGCAGCACTCAAAGTAAGGAGAGATGGAAAATTTACAAAGATGGTCGGGCTGGTTTGCAACTGGTTTGAAAGAGATAAACATTTAGTTGATATTGGTGAATTACCTTCAGGTGATAATTATTTCGTTCTTGACTTTGGCTTTTCAGCGCCTTCCTGTGGGTTGTATATCAGAATTGACCGCGAGAACAATTGGTGGATTTTTGACGGATTCTATAGAAAAGAACTTACCAATCCTGATATTCAACTTATTATTAGAGAAAAAGAGGTAGGAATGGGTCGTGTGATGAGGATAGGAGATTCCGCTCAGTCCAGCGACATTAAGCAATTAAACAATAGCGGAATTGAAATCAAAGGTATTAAGAAAGTGAGCGGAACAAGTAAAGAAAATTGGGATGAGTGGAGAGCGCGATTGATGAAACAACAAGGAGAAATCCAAAAAGCTACCAACAAACCCAAATTATTTATTTCCAACAAATTGGTTGATATAAATGATAATGGTGATTACTTTAATTTTTTGGTTCAAGAGATTGAAAATTTGCGTTGGGAAGAAATCAAAACCGATATAGGGATTGAACAAAAGCCAATATGGGGAAAACAACCCAAACACGCCATTGGTTGTTTGAGTTATCTTTTGGCGGAAATTTATAAACAACCGAAAGATGAGAAGACGGCTGATTATAAACAAAAAAAACATAACCTAAGGTATTATCCATCTCTTGGGGTATGATGTTAATAACTCCTCTTGACAAATAATTCAGATTTAGTATGCTTTATTTGTTTTACAATTAGGAAGAAAGTTATTTTATTAAATTATTTTATTAGAATTGTCTTTATATTCTTTCAGCAGTTCAAAGGTGTATGAGGAGAGATACCGTCATAGACCCACCTGGAACAAAGAAAAAAAAGGATAAGTGAGGGTAAGTTGATTGAGCGAGATAATAGCTAATGGCTGTCAACGTCACTGGAAAATTCATTTTTGGAAGAGACCGCCAAAAATAATTAAGATAAAAATAAAATAATCGTGATGAACTTAATGAGAGTGTGGGCAATAATGACTTGAAAACCCCTCAAGATTAAAAGTAATCACCTCCTAATAGTCTAGACTATACATATTCTAGACTGTACATATTCTAGACTATATATTAGTAAGCATTTCTTATAAGACTTACCTGGTCTTGCATACATTAAGGTTAGAATAGAAATATTTATAGATAGTCAGGTTGTTTATTTTTGGTTAAGGCGGAATTGACAAATTTTTTTTAACAATTTATAATACAATTGAAATTCGTCCCATATAAGTTTATGGTTTCTTACGTTTATTTAAAATCGTTCCAGCTGGGCCGAATTCCAGCTCAACCCAAAATCGTTAGATAACGATGGCGGGTTTTGTTTTTTTTTATGGAGAAAGAAAATTTGCTTGCAAAACTTAAAGAGGAAAAGCGGGTTGCGATTGAATATCAGGAGAGACGACATTCACAATGGCAGGAAAATTATGAACTTTACAGAGATATTATAGAGACCAATGCCTTAACCCAAAGGCAAACTCTTAATATCCCTATAATGAAAGAAACAATTAAGACCGTTGAATCAAGAATAGATGAACCGACTGATGTTGAATTTGATTGCTTAGACGAAGGGACAGACGCTCGCAACAAGGAGATTATAATAAATGAATTATGGAA